AATTACTCGCGCTCGTAATTATCTTGTAGATGAGTATCTACGTTCTGGCTTCAGCCACCTCCTGTTTATCGACAGCGATATTCACTTTGATCCTCGCGATGTTATTGCTATGATGGCAATTGATAAGGAAGTTATTGGCGGACCATACCCAAAGAAAACAATTAAGTGGGGTTCTGTTGTTGAAGCTGTTAAGCGTAACCCAAACATCACTGGAGCAGAACTCGAAAAGGTTTGTGGAGACTACGTGTTCAATGCTGTAGTTGGTACTGGTCAGTTTAATGTTGGTGAGCCTCTAGAAGTTATGGAAATCGGTACTGGTTTCATGATGGTTAAGCGCGAGGTTTTTGCTAAGTTTGAAGAGAACTATCCAAATCTTCGATACAAACCAGACCATGTTGGTCAGGCAAACTTTGATGGTTCGCGTTACATCCATGCATACTTCGATACCGTAATTGATACAGTTGAAAATGGTGGTAAAGGATCTGATCGTTATCTCTCTGAAGACTATATGTTCTGTCAGTGGTGGCGTAACATGGGTGGCAAGATTTGGTTGTGCCCATGGATGAAGACTCACCACATCGGAAGCTATGCGTTCACTGGTGATATGGCAGCTGTTGCCAACTATGTGGGTGCTCTTTGATAGTAGGGCTAGTTGGCTTTATTGGGGCAGGCAAGGGAGCCGTTGCCGATCTTTTAGTAGATCGACACGACTTTTTTAAAGAAAGCTTTGCCAATAGTGTTAAGGATGCGGTCTCAGTTATTTTTGGCTGGGATCGTGCTCTCCTTGAAGGCGATACACCCGAGTCGCGAGCATGGAGAGAGCAGGACGATAAGTTCTGGTCTGAGAAACTTGGTAAATCATTCTCCCCAAGACTAGCTCTACAACTTATGGGCACAGAGGCAGGACGTGATGTATTTCACCCTGACCTCTGGGTTCATACTGTTCTGCGTCGGTGCGAGAATGCACCTTGGAACAATTATGTAATTGCTGATGTTCGTTTCCCGAATGAAATTAAAGCCATTCGGGAAGCAGGTGGTATTGTAATTCGAGTGAAGCGTGGTGATGAGCCTGAATGGTACAATGTTGCTCTTAAAGTTAATAAAAAGAACAACTATTACGGTATGGCAGAACAATACCCCAACGTACATTTCAGCGAATGGGCTTGGATTGGGTCAGATATTGATGCTGAAATTGCTAACAATAGCACACTAGAAGACCTAATTGAAAAGGTTGACTCTTTGGTCAATTTAGTATATAATAATCGTTCTACTTAAATTTTTGAGGTATAAAATGAAACTAAGTGATAATACATTGTCGGTTCTTAAGAACTTCGCTTCTATCAATCAAGGGCTTGTTGTAAAGCCAGGAAGCATTCTTCGTACCATTTCGTCTAACAAGGCTATTCTCGCAGAAGCCACCGTTGAGGAATCGTTTCCCAATGAGTTTGGTATCTACGATCTCAACAAGATGCTGGGTATTCTTTCACAGAATAAGACTGGCGCAGAAGTTGAGTTTGAAAAAGAATTCCTTGTTTGCCGTTCGGTAGGTAAGGTTCGCCTTCGCTATACTCCAGCAGCTCTTATTCTCACTCCTCCGAATAAGAATATCAATATTCCTGATTACGATGTTAAGTTTAATCTTTCAGCAGAAGTGCTGAGCTGGATTTTCAGCACTGCATCTATCCTCAAGTGTCCCAACGTTGTTGTAAAGTGTGACGGTAAGGGTCAGGATATTAATATTTGGGCAATGGACGTTAAGGGTGAGATCGTCGACGACGCTAGCGTTAAGGTCGATGGCAGCTCGGATATTTCATTCCAGGCAGTTCTTAAAATTGAAAACCTCAAGGTCATTCCTGGTGCATATGATGTTAAAGTTTCTGCGATTGGTGTCAGCAAGTTCACTAATAAGAATGTGACTTACTGGATTGCCATCGAACAGGCTTCCTCGAGTTTTGGTAAGTAATCATGGCACGTGGCTATACTCCTACTGACCTGCAGGAAATCAAAAATAGGTTTACTGAAATTAGCAACTCTTGGACTCGAGTCTCTGCTGAACGAGACTTAGTCAAAGACATCTTTGTTGATCTTAAAGATGAATATGAGATCCCACCAAAGATGGCTCGTAAATTAGCAAAGGCTTACCATAAGCGTAACGTACAGGAGGTAATCGCGGAAGATACTGAGTTCGCCGAAACTTACGATACCGTATTTGAAAATAAGTGATTTGAGGAGTTTTATATTATGAATGATAATGATATGATTTTGTGGGTTGAAAAGTATCGTCCTGGCACCATTGATGAGTGCGTTCTTCCAGATAGTCTGAAGAAGCCATTTCTCGAGTACGTTAAGAAGAAAGAAATTCCAAATATGATTCTCACTGGCTCGGCAGGTGTCGGTAAAACTACCGTCGCTCGAGCCATGTGTGAAGAAATTGGTTGCGACTATATCCTAATCAACGGCTCAGATGAGTCAGGCATTGACACTCTGCGTGTGAAAGTGAAGGGGTTTGCCTCATCTGTTTCGTTGATGGGTGGTCGTAAGGTTATTATTATCGATGAGGCTGACTATCTGACGCCAAACGCTCAGGCAGCTTTCCGCGGAGTTATTGAAGAGTTCTCGGGTAATTGTTCTTTTATCTTTACCTGCAACTTCAAGAATCGAATCATCCAGCCGCTCCACTCGCGTTGTGCAATCATCGACTTTAAGTTAAAGAATGGCGATAAGGCTAAGATGGCAACTGCCTTCTTCAAGCGTATCGAGCAGATTCTTAAGACTGAGAAGATCGATTATGAAGGTAAGGTAATTGCTGAAGTCGTCAGCAAGTATTTCCCAGACTATCGTCGAGTTCTAAATGAACTCCAGCGGTATTCTGTTTCAGGTAAGGTAGATACAGGTATCTTGTCTGTCAATACTAATACTCGAATCAAGGAATTGATGGGGCTTCTCAAAGAAAAAAACTTTACTGAGATCCGTAAGTGGATTGCCTCAAATTCTGATAATGATGCCAATCTAATCTATCGTGAAATCTATGATGGATTGTATGAGAACCTGAAGAAAGATACTATTCCAATGGCAGTAATTCTTCTGGCAAAATATCAGTATCAGTCTGCATTTGTGGCTGATCAGGAAATTAATTTATTAGCATTCCTCACCGAAATGATGATTGAGTGTGAGGTGCAATAATGCCAATCAAAGCCAGAAAGCATAATTTGGCTCGTGTTTGGCGTAAAGTTTCTTCTGAGCCAGTTGCAAACACGAATAACTTCTTTACTGAAGCGTTCGGCTTTAACTATATGCTGATTGAGAAAAATTGTTCTGAATGTATTAAGTTATTGCCTATCGATTATTTCTACGCAAAATCCAAATCTAAGCGTAAAAACCAAATCCCATCTCATCCAGAATATGATTTTGAGTCTGTTTGTATTGAGTGTTGGGATAATAGAAAGAAAAATAATCGAAAGAATCGAAATACAAAGGAAGTATATGACAGATTTATTTAAGGATATTATCCCAAGTATACTCAACACAAAGCAAGATGTTCTAACTGATGATGATTCGATTAAAGAATATAATTCATATGTTGTAAATAAAGCACTATCTAATTATGTTGATTGTGTAATGTTTGCCAACGAAATGAATAAAAACTACCAGTTGCACAGTAGAGCGCAATATGACTATCTTATAAATAGCATACGGGCATCAAAAAGACCATTTGCTAAATGGTTTAAGCCTGAAAAGCAAAGTGATCTGGAAGCTATTAAGTTATTTTTTGGTTATTCTGATAGAAAAGCTAGAGAAGCTATCAAACTTTTAACTGAAGAACAGATCACCTCTATTAGAATTAAAACAACTATAGGTGATTAAATATGAGTGTGGAAAATTTAATCGAAGTTACTCTAGCCGAGAAAGACGATTTCCTAAAAATTCGCGAAACTCTTACTCGAATCGGCGTTGCTGCTAAAAAAGAAAATGTACTTTACCAATCTTGCCATATCCTGCATAAGCAGGGTAAGTATTATATTGTACACTTTAAAGAACTATTTGCTTTGGATGGTAAGCCATCAAGCATTGTTGAGAATGATGTTGCTCGTCGCAACACCATCATTAACCTTCTCTCAGAATGGGGTCTAATTAAGATTGTTTCCCCAGAAAGAATTGAAGAACTAAGAGCTCCTCTTTCCCAAATTAAGATTATTGCACACAAGGATAAGAATGATTGGGAATTGGTTGCTAAGTACAATATTGGAAAGAAAAAAAGAGAGGAATAGCATGGAACACTTTTATCATTTACCTCACATGGGCGAGGACTGGTTTACATACCCAACTCTATATTCTTTTATGGTTAGCGAATTTTCAACAGAAAGTCATTTTGTTGAGGTTGGATCTTGGAAAGGAAAATCTTCTGCATACATGGCAGTAGAAATTGTAAATTCTGGCAAAAATATTAAATTCGATTGTATCGATACTTGGGTGGGAACTGAGGGTGAACATAACGAAATACAAGAAATTGTAAGCGGCACTCTCTATGAAACATTCATCAGTAATATTTCTCCAGTTAAAGAGATAATTAATCCGATTAGGATGGATTCTGCAGAAGCTGCTAGTTTATATGAAGATGGAAGCCTAGATTTCGTATTCATTGATGCTGATCATACTTATGAAGGAGTTAAGCGTGACATTATCGCTTGGCTACCTAAAGTTAAAAATGGTGGTGTTTTAGCTGGACATGATTATGGTTGGGCACCGCCAATTAGAAAAGCAGTTGATGATGTCTTTGGTGTCGGCAATTATGCTGATCCATGGAATAATGGTTGTTGGATAACAGAAATAAAGAGATAAAATATTATGTATGTAGAAGGTGCTAATAATTGTAATTTGAAATTTTATAAGATGTCGCCTGATGTCCCAACACCAGTTTGGGGTACTAATGGTTCGACCTGTTTCGATTTAACTTTTTCTCCCGCTAGTGATGTAGTCTCTGGGTATGATGAAAATAATACACCAATTAAGAGATTTCTTCCGAAAGATTCGCGAGAGTTGACTATATATCCAGGTGAGCGTTTGCTAGTTCCTACTGGATTAATCTTTAAGATTGATGTTCCAGTAAGAGATTTACATATTTCTCGCACCTACTCAATTCGCCTCCATGCTCGTTCAGGGATGGCATTAAAACGCGGATTGATTCTCGCAAATAGCGAGGGTGTTGTAGATATTGACTATCAGGAGCAAGTGTACGCTCTTATGGTTAATACATCGAAAGTTGTGCAGACGATCCAGCTGCACGAACGAATCTGCCAAGCAGAAATTGTGAAGAATGAAACCTTCGCATTTGTTGAAACAGACTCGCGTCCGGAGCCTTTTATGAATAGAACTGGCGGGTTCGGTTCCACTGGGTCATAAAACCGCTGAGTGCCATATGGGCTCAGTATTTTAACTTGCTTAAAAAGGAGTATTAATATATGGGTAATCAATACAATCGTTTCCTACCATCGGCTCTAGGCTTTGAACGTATGTTCGATATTCTCGATCATGCATCAGATGTCCTAAATTCATCTAATGTGGCATTCCCGCCAGCCAACGTTGTTCGTGTCGACGACTATAATTTCGTCGTTGAACTTGCAATCGCTGGATACAAACTAGATGAAGTTGAAATTCAGGCAGAAAAAAATCTACTGAAGATTTCAGGTAAGAAGGAAGAAACCGATGAACGCACTTATTTGATTAAGGGTATTGCTGGTCGTTCTTTTGAACGTCGCTTTGTTCTAGCAGATACT